CAGGAAACATTATATCCTGGCCTATACCATACTTTCTAGTTCGACATAAAGTTTTATCGCACATACTACACATAGGTTGATCATTACATTTATATCCCCATTCTTTTTTATCATGTTGATTTACAATTATCTGCACCTCTGTATCTGACAATGGTTTTTCCATTGCAGTTGCATTAAATAATATTACTTTTGATTTCCACTCACTTGGCCATTTTTGTTTTGCATACACACCATAATGAAACAATGCATTGTTCCTACCACCCTCACCAATTTTATTCATGGCTAATACTTCTATACAAGGTGGCCCATCATCGTATTCTGACTGAGGTCTTACAACCACTATACTTTCTACATCTATAACTTTGTTTGTTTCATAAAGTTCATAAAAATCTTTTAGTGTAGCACCTCCACCTTCTTTATCAAAGGCATATCTTGTTGTATCGTCACCAGAAAAGTATGGTAAATTTAAAAAATTTCCTGTATCATCTTTCGATTTTAATTCTGTTTGTTTTGGAAAAACTTCTGACCCACCATAACCCAACACAGCTTTTATTTCTGTAAGTTTATCTTGCATAGATTTTGCTGACACATAATCTGATGTAAATAAAAATACATGTGCACCACCAGATTTGGATCTAAATACTATCAGTGGTAATTTTAATTTATTTATTTTTTGAATTAATTGTTTGTGGTCGAATCCTGCATAAGAATCTATATCTATACAACCCCATTTACATTTATTCTCATCATTGATTGGAATAACACCTAAACTTTCTGTGCCTTGTAAATGTTTTAACCATAACTCATCTGTTATTGGTTCTCTTTTTACAAAAGATTTACCTTTTATTTTGTTGCCTTCACCGTTTGATTCGCCAACTTTTGTGACACCATGAGCACGGTCTAGTCCTTCAAATATATTTTTAAATGCTCTTATATTTTCCATAATAAAAACTGGGCGTTTCCACTCTCGCTTTGACGCCCAGTACCTAGGATATGTTTAGTATGGTTGTGCTTGTGAATTGGTTTCAGCTTCACCATGCTTCGCCTGTACCTCACCTTTACCTACACGTTCAGCAAAGCCTTTTGCTATCTCATAGACTGCTCTATCTTCGATAGGTCCAACTTTACTTACGTCCCATCCAAACCATGATCCTTTGTCATTAGACATCGGCACAGTTTTTAGATTGTAAATGTGGCTGTATGTTGGCGGAGTGAAGAGTCCATTCTTACCCTGCATTTTAATACCCATCATCATTGAGTTCCATTTTCTACTCACTTTTAATTGAGTGGCTTTCATAGAAATCAAAGCTGTTTGTGGGCTACTACCCATTAAAATCACAAAATGATTTGCAGTGTTCTCAAGATAATTACCGTTTGGTAACCTATCTTTATAGTCTTTACCTCTAGTGGTTTGACTAATTATGTCACTGTCTGCCTCGTGGATAGCAACAGGAGCACCTGTGCTGGTGCCTCTGTCTTGCCATTCAACATACTGTCTTTTGTAAAAGACCGGTAGTACGTTAATGGTATCATACAGTTCATTTGAAACTGTATTTATTATTTTGCCTGGCTCTGCGCCCTCGACATATTTACCATCACGCTTGTTTACTTCAGGTGATAGTTGTCCCAAAACTTTTAGGAAAGGTAACGCAAGATCTTCTTGCGTCATGTTTTGAGCACCTTTGTCTGCATCAGCTTCAAACATATTGACTGCTAATGCTCCTTCTTTTTTACTTGCTACTTGGTTCATGTTTACTTACTCCTCTTTATAGTAGTTTTATTTTCGGTAAAGACACCGAAAATTTCCGTTGGCATTTCTTTGCCTGATTCTAAACGCTCACGGACTAGCGCTTTTAGAGTCATGGGTTCTACCTTCATCTTTTGTGTTGGTTGGAACCCACTACTCTTTGCAAGTTCGGCATAATCAGCCGCCTTGTTATCCTCGTTACGACCGAATGATACGGATATCTCATTTTTGATTATAT